CGATCGAGGGCGCGCGCGATGCCAAGGGCAACGCACCGAAAGCTCTCAGCACACTGACCAACAGCATCATCAACGAGCGTGTCGCCCCGCTGTTTGCCCGCATCACCGCCCGCGCCGGCTATGCCGCCGCTGTCGAGGAAGGCACCGGCCCCGGCGGCAGCCCGCCACTGGAGGCGCTGCGGCGCTGGATCCGCGTGGCACAGATCACCCCGCGCAACCCGGACATGTCCGAGCGCGATCTGGCGTTCGTCATCCGCCGCAAAATCCAGCGCGAAGGCACCCCGGCGCAGCCGTTCATGGCCCCGGCGCTGGAGACCACCCGGCAGCGCCTGGCGCGGCTGCTGCCCCGCGCTGCCCGGCTCGGCGTGCGCAAGGCGTTTGGTGGCACGCAATGACCCGCACCAACGTCATCACCATTCTCACCGCCATGCAGGTATTGCTGGCCAGCATTGCCAGCACCCGGCTGGTTACGCGCTACATGAAAGACCACGACGCCTGGCCGGAAGACCAGCGCGCCGGCGGCATCTTCACCATTCTGCCCGGCCCGCGCGACGGCTACGACTACGAGTACCGCCCCGGCGACCTGCCGCGCGTGCGCATTTTCGTCTACGGCGAGCGCCGGGTCAGCGGCGAAGACCCCGGCCCCGACATTGATGCCGAGGAGGACGCCATGGCCGCAGAACTTGAGGAGCTGGCCAGCCAGGCCGCCAGCGATGACGACCTGTGCGAGCTGGCGCTGGACAGCATCGTCGGCTCGGCACAAACCATGACCCCGTACGCCAGCGTGCTGGCGACCTACACATTTGGAGTAAACAGAGCATGAAAACCGACATCCAGAAAGCGCTGCGCCAGCAGACGCAGACCCGAACCAAACCGCCCGCGCCCATTGCGCGCCGGGTCGAGAAAGCGCCCGAAAAGCCAGCCGAGGCCGGGAAACCCAAAAGTGCCGGCAGCGGCAAAGGCAAAAAGGAGTAAACCATGGCACGCATGAAATTCAACCGCCGGCTGATCCTGGCGAAGACAGAAACCACCTACGGCGCGGACAGCACGCCAACAGGCTCGCTCAATGCGATACTCACGCGCAATCTGGAAATCAGCCCGCTGGAAGGCGAAGTGCTGCAGCGCGAGCTTGACAAGGCCAACTTTGGCGCCGATGCCGGCGATCTGGTCGGCCAGTTTGTCAGCATCACGTTTCAGGTTGAGGTGGCTGGTGCCGGCGCTGCCGGTGACGTGCCTGCCTGGGCACCGCTGATGCTGGCTGCAGGCCACGAGCAGGACCAGGACGACCCCACCACGCCGACCGAAATCACCTTCTCGCCGATCGATGACGACACCAACTCGGTGACGTTCTATTTCCACGGCGACAAGGTGCGCCATCGCGTGGTGGGTGCCCGTGGCACGGTCACGCTGGTTACCGGCAAGCGCCAGTACAGCTACTGGCAGTTCGAGTACACCGGTCTGATTCTGGACATCGCCGCCGGCACCATGCCCACGGGGGACACCAGCGCATTCGTCAAGCCGGTGCCGTGTCGCGCCGCCACGGTGGCATTCAGCCTGTTTGGCGGCACCCGTGCCATTCACAACTTCACGCTCAATGGCGGGCAGACGGTCAGCTTCTACGAGGCCAGCGAAAACGGATCGCTGGAGCAGGAAGATCGCGAGTCCAGCTTCGAGGCGCTCATCGAGCTGCCCGAGGTCGGCGACTGGGACGTGTATGCCGCGATCAAAGACGGCACCGTCGGTGCACTGCAGTACGTTCACGGCACCACGTCCGGCAACATCGTGCAGGTCGACGCCGGCGAGGTGCAGATGACCAACAGCCCCAGCCGCAGCAGCGAGAACGGCATCGTCGCGCTGACTGTGGGCGGCCCGGTTATTACCAGCGACACCAGCGCAACCACAACCGGCTACCTGATCACCGTCAAGTAAGCCACAACCCGATACCGGGCGCGCCCTGCGCGCCTGCTCAACCACGTTACAACGCACAGGAGCGAAAAAACCAATGAGCGAAGCATTCAAACTCGACCAGCAGCGCACTTTCCGGCGCAAGGTCACTTTCAATATCCCCGCCGACACCGGCGGTTACCAGCAGTTCTGCGTCGATGTCGAGTACAAGTCGCGCAGCAAATCGCAACTGTTGGACATGCAGCAACAGGACGATGCCGACGCCCTGCGCGAGGTCATCGCCGGCATCACCGGCGTGGAATCGGCAGACGGCGCGCTCAGCCCCCGCGATGCTATCGAGCCAATGCTGGAAGTTCCCGCATTTGTGTATGAAGCCGCGATGACGTTTTATGACGCGATGAGCGGGGGAAACTTGCGCAGGACAACGCCCGGCAGGCGGCGCGCCACTGGCTGAACGCCAGCGGCGGCGGCTGGCAGGGCAGCGATATCGACGATCTGCGCCGTCACGGACTCAGTGACGAGCAGATCGACGAGATCACCGGCAACGACCAGCAGCCACCGGCCTGCCCGGTGTGGCCGAAAAACTGGCCCGGCGTGCAGGTGTTTCTGGCCTGCAGTTGGCGGCGTCACTTCGGTGCCATGGGCGGCAGCCTGTGGCTGGGCATCGATGCCAGCGAAGTGCTGGCCGTGGCCCGGCTGCTGCGCATCAAGCGCAGTATCTGGCCCGACTGCCTGGCCACGGTCCGGCTGATGGTAGACGAGGTACGTGGAGATTTGAACAAAATGGAGCAGGATTGATGCTGATACAGGCACCCATGCGCACCACCGACGCCCACGGCAGCGGCTGGTTCGGTGCACCACGCGGACGCCGTACCCATCGCGGCATCGATTTCGCCTGCCACCCCGGCAGCGCCGTGCTGTGTCTGGTCGATGGCACCGTCACCAAACTGGGCTATGCCTACGCTGACGATCTCAGCTACCGTTATGTCGAGATCACCGACACCGCCGGTTACGCAGCGCGCTATTTCTACGTCGAGCCACACCACAGCGAGGGCGATGCCGTGCTCGCCGGCGAAATCATTGGCACGGTGCAGCCGCTGGGGCCACGCTATCCCGGCATCACCGAGCACGTGCACTTTGAGGTGCGCGACCCGGACGGCAAAATCATCGACCCGATCTGCTATATACAGCCGGCCGACATGCAGCTGCGGCTCAGCGCCGTCGACAACCTGCGCCGCAGCAGCGGGGAGCCGGCCTGATGGACGCGATCATGCAGGCGGTTGCAGCGGCGCTGACGCATCCGGACCTGGTCCGGCTGACGCTGGCCATCGTCGCCGGGCAGATGTTTGCCTGGAGCGTGACCAACTGGTACAAGCTGACGCTGCCAAACGCCTCATTCACCCGCAACGCCGCGTGTCGGCTGTTTGCCTTCACCGTGGCGGCCGTGGTCACCGCCGTGATTGCCCACAACCTGGCCTATGCGCTGTGGATCACCGCGCTGGCGGCACTGTTCAGCGGGCTGCTCTCGCCCACCAGCTACGCCGCCTGGAAGGACCTGCTCAAGCCGCGCGTCACCGCCTGGCTGCGGGGCTGGCAGTGAACTGGCTGCGCCGCATCTGGCAGCCGATTGCTGCGCTGATGCTGGCCGGTGCCGCCGTGCTCACCATGCTCTGGGCGCGACGCAGCCAGCAGCGTGCCGATGCCATCGGCGACGACATCCGCCAGCAGGGCCGCGACAAGACCGCCAGCGTGGAACAACTCCAGCAGGCCATGCGGCGCGAGCAACAGCACGCCCAGCGTGCCCAGCAACTGATCACCGACACCGAGGATGCCATCGATGCTATTCAACAAGATTCGCCTGTTGTGGCTGATCGCGTGCGTCGCATCAATCAGCGCCTGCTCGGTCGTTAAGCCGCTGCTGGGCAGTGGCCGCGCCGAACTGCCCGCCGTGGGCAGCGACATCCGCGATGCCGTCATCCCCGAGCTGCAGCCGATCACCCCGCTGCCGCTGCCCGCGCCGCAGCTGCACCTGGCCGACAACGGACTGGCCTGCCTGGACGCTGCCAACCTGAGTCTGTTCGAGCGCTACCAGCTCGCTGCCGACGGCAACACCCGCGCGCTGACTGAGGTGCTGGCCGCGCGTGCCGAACTGCACCAGGCGCTGCTGGCCATGCACGCCGCTGGCGTCAGCGCCGAGCAAATGGCCGAGCTGTACCGCGAGCTGGCCACCATCGAGCGCCGCGACGCCGCGCTGGGCAAGCTGCTGGGCACCGGCATGCTCGGCATCGCCCTGCTCATTCTCACCGCCGGCACGATCTGACATGGCCAACATCCCCGTCATCATTGAACTGCGCGGCGACGGCACCCAGCTGCGCGGCACACTGCGCAGCGGCGCGCGCGATCTGCAGCATTTTGGCGGCCAGGTCGAAAACGTCGAGCGCCGCGCCAACTCGGCCGGACGCGCTGCCACCGCCATGGGCCGCGCGGTGGGCGCAGCGATCGCCGGGCTGGGCGTGCGGGCAATCATCCGCGCCTCCGACGAATTTGCCAACCTGTCCACACAACTCCGCCTGGTCAGCGACAGCAACAGCGAGTTTGTTGCCAGCCAGGCCGAAGTCAGCCGCATCGCCCGCGCCACGCGCAGCGATCTGAGTGCCGTGGGCACGCTGTACGCGCGGCTGGACAGGTCACTGCAGGATCTGGGAGGGACTCAGGCAGAGACCGCTCAACTGACAGAAACCATAGCGCAATCGTTTGTCATTTCTGGCGCTGGGGCAGCAGAAAGCGCCGGCAGCATCCGCCAGCTTACGCAGGCATTCGCCTCCGGCGTGCTGCGTGGCGACGAGTTCAACAGCGTCAACGAACAGGCCCCGCGCATCATGCAGGCGCTGGCCGATCAGCTTGGCGTCACCCGTGGCGAGCTGCGCGGCATGGCCGAACAGGGGGAGCTGACCAGCGACATCCTGCGCAACGCGCTGCTGCAATCGGCCGGGCAGATCAATGCAGAATTTGGCCGCGTGAATGTGACTTTCAGCCAGGCTGGCGTGGTGCTGCGCAATACCATCGTCGAGCTGATCGGCGTCACCAGCCAGGCCACCGCACTGGGCACCGAGGGCGGCAATGCCATCCTCGGCTTTGCCGACGCATTCCGCAGCGCAGCCGCCTTTGTGCGCGACAACGCACTGGAAATACGCCTCGGCGTGATCTCCGTGCAGCGCACCTTCGGGCTGGTGTTCGCCGAGGCCGGCGGCGCGGTCGAACTGTTTGCCCAGGTCACTGCAGCCGCGGTGCAGAACACCATCAATATATTCCAGACCCTGCGTGCCAGCGTGCTGGACGATCTGGCCGGACTGGTGTCGGCAATCGCAGATAATCCGCTATCGGGACTGCCTGGCTTCAGCGATCTGTCGGAAGATCTGGAAGGCACCGCCGCCGGCCTGCGCGCGGCCGCTGCCGAGGCACGCGATAGCCGCCAGCCGATGGAAACCGTGGGCGAAACCTTCGCCAGCGTGCGCGCCAACGTGCGCGATGCCAAAGAAGAGGTCATTGCCAGCACCGACGCTGCCGCCGATGCCGCCATCGAACAGAACCGGCTGGCCGACGCCACCCAAAACCTGGGTGAGCGCACCACACAGACAGCCGGCGCGACAGCAGCATTGTCATCGGCGCAAAAAGCCGCGCTCCAGGTCGGCCAGAGCACCATCCAGAGCCTGCAGCAGCAGATTGTCAGCCTCAACGAGCAGGTCATCCGCCAGACCCAGGGCGCACAGGCAGCACGCGAGTACGGTC